TTTTCTTTTGTTGATAACATAATACCTAATATAGTTGTATCATCTAATTGTAAAAAAATCTTAGTTAAAGTTTCACTTAATGATATTTGATAATTTGAACCAATAGTATAGTCAATAAATCCTTCTTTTATACCAAATTTTATTACTGACATTTCATTATTAAAGTTTTGTAATACTATTGAGTTTAATAATGTATTTATCTCAACATTTTCATTTAATAGTATAAGCAATTGCTCTTCTGTATATATACTTAGTAAGTAGTTTAGTGTAACTATTTTTATATTCTCTTTCATAACTTAATTATATATTTTTTCCTATATTTGGTAATTGGTCAATAACATCTTGATTATTATCATAATGTTCTGTTATACCTAATTCTAAAATCTTTTCAACTTTTGCTTTATTAGAACCAGTTGCAAAAACTTTATCAAATGATATTCTATATTTATCTGCTAATACTAACATACCAGTTTTTGTGCTTCTTGCTGATATTATATAAACTGATTTTCCATCATTTATAGCTTGTTTAAGAGCATATAGTCCTGCTTCTGTTGTCAATGTATCATCATAGTCAAAACTAACCTTCTCACCTACCATATTTACTTCTGGTGTTGGTTGTATATTATCAACTCTTAACTCTTCATAATCCTCAAATTTTAATTTAACATTAGGACTATTCTTTTTGAATGCTTTCTCTAAACCTTTAACTAAGATTTTTCTTGAAGGATTTATTTGACTTCTATAAAGTATTTTTAATGATTGTATCATTTGTTCTGCCACTGAACTAAATCCAGAAGGCATTGGTAAACCAAATAAACCTCTATCATTTACTTTATGAGATAACATAATTTTCTCTAAACATTCTGTAGATAAGAATTGAAATTGTGAATAAGCATCTGTAATCTCTATACTATCAACAGTTGTTCTGTTCTCATAATTATCATTAAATGACACAATAAGATTACCCGCATTATTTGAACCTGTTACTTTATTCACAATACTTCTTTCTGCTTCATCCATTGCTTCTTCACTATCAGTTGAACCTTGGTTGATATTTACTATTTTTCCTGCACTAAAATTGTTCTTAATGTGTTTATTGTAGTAGTTAGATAACTCTTCTTCTGTTTGACAATACTGAATACCTGATTGCCAATCTGGAAGAGCATATACTGGTTGAGCTGATTGTCTTTTAATATAAAGTATTTCAGTTTGTAAACCATTACCATAACCAAAAGCAGGTATTTGTTCTGGTTTATATTTAGTTCTAAATCTCCAATCAAATGAATACCAATAAGATGTTGGTTCATCAGTTATATCTTCTTCTCTATTTACTGCCAATGATTTAGTTGGAACATAATACAATTTAGATACTGAACCACCAAAGTTATATATAACTTGAAAAGCACAAGCTCCTTGTAGTTTGAAATCCATTACTGCATTTCTTAAATCTTCTTCTGGTAGAATAGCTTCTACATCAATAGTATTATTCTCATCAATAAGACCATCACCTAAAATATAGTTTGTAAAGTTATCTATAATAGATTGATTTGTAGGTGAACCTAAATAAGCATTCTCAACTTCAATGAAGTAAGAATTATCTGCTCCATTTGTAATCCATTTTTGACTTGTGTTTATTAAAGATTGAATATCAACTTTAACATATCTATTCATATCTACTATATGTAATCTCTTCATAATTTATTTATATTTTTATAATACCATTATCATTTTTGTGTAAGATATAGTTCTCTAAGTCTGTTTGTAGAGTAGCAAGTATCTTACCTCTCCATATTAGTTTATCATCTAAATCAGTAACTTTTGCTTCAAATGTTTCACCATCTTCAAAATCATAACTGAATGTTAGAACCATTAAACCATTTTCTTCTGTTACTTCTAATAATAGTATATCTTGAGTTTCTTTAATTTCATTCCACAAAACAAACTTTATATCTGATGTGAAAAATCTATATGGTAATTTAAGTATGTGACCACTTGAAGATACTCTTGTTGCATCAACTGTGATAATATCATTATCAACACTGATAGTTGTGCTATCTACTGTTAAATACTCTCCAAGTTCATCTATTTTTATAACCTTTAATGACATATATATCTCTTTGTTTTATTAAAAACACTTAAAAGTTATTTTGTTTATATTTCATAATAAAAAAAGAGGATATAATTTAATATATCCTCTTTATTTTTACTACAATAAGTTATTTATTATTATTATTATACTGCTACTGATTGAGTAGAAGCTAATCCTTTAAGAGCTGTAGAAGCTGATGCTGATAAGAACCAAACTGGGTTTTGTTCTGTTGCAACTGCAACCATTGAGTATCCATTTATTGCATCCATTGTTCCTTGGATTTCAGATTTACCTGTAATCTCACAACCAAATTTCTCTCCCATTAAAAGAATAGTACCATTCATTGCCTCAACAAAAATCTGTGGTCTACCCCAAGCTAACATCTTGATTTGAAACTCAAGTTCAGATGATAATTTTGGTAAAACAAAGTTTAATGTTTGAGTGAATATAGTTGTACCAGCATCTCTTGAAGAAGTAATGTCTTGGTTGAAAGTGTTACCTGAGTTCTTCAATTCAAATTTGAATGTATTAGAAGAAGATAGTCCTGTTAAAGCAGTTACTAAGTGACCAGCAGATGTAGAAGATGTAGTGAAAGCATATTCTGCATAGTTAGTTACATAGATTGCTTTGATACCTGAAACATCATCTTTACAAGGTAAAGTAGTTCTTCCTTTTGATATATCACATGCCATATGTTTTTTATTTATATTTTATTTAGTATATTAAGGGCCATTATTCTAACCTTGAGTTTTTTACTGACCCTTAACTACTAATTTTTATTATTATTATTATTATTCAGAATTATGGTCTTGAATAAACAATCTCTGAACCAAATGAATAACCAACACCAGCTGAGAATACAATTTTAGTTCTAATGTTACCAGATAAATCACTTTCATCCATATCTTTAACAGATACATTGTTTAAGTCTGCTTCTAATCCAGTTAAGAAAGCAATGTTTTTTCTTCTGTAAGCTAAGATAGCATTAGCAGGAAGACCAGCCAAAGATAATACTGGAATACCAATATAATCTAAAGTTTTATCTCCAACAGGTGAACCAACCATATAGTTGTTTACTTGAGATAATTTGTAGTTTCTTGCTACATTAGGAGCACATACAATAACTACATCAGCATCACCAGCAATTGTATCTGGAATAGCTAAGTAAACTTTAGAAAGTTCTGTTTGAACATTAGCAACTGTAGAAACAGTACCAGTAATATCAATTACATCACCATCTGCTACAAATTGTGGTAAAAGACCAGCAAATGAACCAGTTACACCAGTACCTTGCCAGATTTGAGTATCAACTAAAGCACCCATATTCTCTACCATAGCTAATAAGATAGCATCAGCAATAGTTGCAGGGATTTCATTAGCTGCTCCAAATAAACCTGCTGCTTGAGCTTGGAATGTTTGGTGGAACTCATCTTTACAAAGTTCATGTTTGATTTCATATTTTTTTGTTGCTACTTCTTTATCAGTATAAGTAACAGTTCCTGTTGCATCAAATCCACAAGAATATGGAGCTAATGAAGCAGAATAGTTTAGTTTAGGTAAATAACCTGAACCAATAACATTTGGAAGAACTGTAATACCACCTTGGTTGATAGTATCTGCTTTCTTAAATGCTTGAACGAAAATCTCTCCTGCCAATGCACCATTGAATTGAGAGTTGATGTTTTGTGTTGTTGCCATTATTATTTATTTGTTTTTTTTGATATTCTACTTAATGCTTCTAATGCACTTTCTGTAGATGTTTGTTTGTTAGACATTGTTATTGGTGATTTACCTTTAACCTCAGCCTTCAATTTAGTAGAAGCTTGAAGATTTTTCAATTCTACATTTTCATTAAAAACAGCTTCTTGTTGTGCTGTAAGTTTTTCAACCTCTGCTGTTAGAATTTCAATCTTAGCTTTTAATGCTTCAACATCAACTTCTTCAACAGGTTTAGAAACTTCTGCTACAATGTCTTCTGTTACAATTGTAACCTCATCAGTGATTTCAGGAGCTACATCTTCTAAAGCAACTTCTTCAGTAACTTCTTCTTCTGTAATAACTTCTTCAACTTCTTCAACTTCTTTAATTGCACCTGTCTCATCTGTGTAATACTTTTTACCTTCAGCAGTAAATTCAGCATTCATTACTGGGTTTAATTCAGCATCATACACTACATTACCAACTTCAAAAGCATCAGCAGTAAGAGGTCCTAATTCAGTCTCTAAAGAAGCCAATTTGATTTGCTCTTCTTCACTAAACATTTTGATTAGTTTTTTTAACATACTCATATTTTCTTGTTTGTTATTTTCTCTGCTTAATTCTTTTTTATTTTTATTTCCTTGTTCCAAGCAGTAGTCACAAGTCTCATTATTAGTAATAAGTTTACCATCTACTAATTCACATTTACAATCTTCATGAAAAGGTGGTATAGCCATATTTATTTTATTCATACTTATTTTCTCAAATTGAATAAAACTATCAATTGAAAAACCTTTAGCTTTACCAGTCTCAATATATTCAGACCATAATTCATTTGATAATTTCATACCAATACACCAGTCACCTTCTTCAACTGGTAATCCAATTGCATTACCTTTATCATTATTCTTATCTTCTACAATCCATTGTTCAACAACAGTTGTACCATCTAACTTCATTTCAGCCTCATGGTTGAATGTTGAGTTAGACTGATAACCTTTCTTTAAGAAGTCTTGAGAAAACCTCTCTATTGTCTCCTTATCAAATGTAAGGTAGAATGGAGTACCATCTTCAAACTCTCTATAAATCTTTTGTTCTGGTCTTAAAACAATACCATAAAGTATTTGTTTCTTTTTATCAGATGCTAATTTAATTTCTACTTTGTTACTCATAGCAATAAAATCAAATCCATTAGCTGGGTCATCTACAATAGAAATTGCATATAAATCACCATCTTCTTCTTCTTTATATTTAACCTTAAATACTTCCATATATTAAAAACACTTTTTTTTATTTTGTAAACATTTCATTATCCCATTGTGGAATTTTCAATTCTGTTTCTATCTAATGATTGAGCAGTTGTCACTTGTCCTGATACTACATAGGCTTGAATAGGTGCTTGATTAGCTCCTTGACCTGCTATTGTTTGTGCAAGTTGATTTACTCCACTACTACCTACTACATTAAATGTTGGTGCTTGTGGTGCTGCACCTCCACCTCCACCACCAGCTGCTCCACCACCACTATCACCTCCACCTCCTGTAATAGATTTAGCACCTTGTATTCCTGTTGCTAAGATACTTGCTATATTTATACCTGCACTAACTTTTGTTAAGGCTACTCCTTTTACAAATGATGCATTGTTCTTCAGATTTTGTGCTGCTGCAAGTGGAACTCCTACTGGTCCAAATGGTGCATAGAAAGCATTAGTAGCTATAATAGCAGCTGAATTTGCAGCAGTTTGTGTTGCAATACTTTTTGAAGCATTTGTTACAATGTCAGCAATTGCTAAACCTTTTTGAACTGCTAATATACCAAGTGCAATTGCTTTATTTTTACCAGCAAAAAGTGTTAGAAAAGCAAGACCACTATCAAGAGCATTTCTCTTAGCTGCTTGTAATCTTTCTTCTTGAGCAATCATTTCCTGATTAAATGTTTCAGCTTCTGATTTTCTCTTTTCAACATCTGCCTTTCTTTTCTCTTCTTGTGCTAAATCAAAATCTACTTTTGTTTGTGCTTCTAATGCAATATAATAATCTTTAATTGCTTTCTTTTCTGCTTCTGTTGCACCTAACTTCTCTAACTCAGCAATCTTTTTATCTTCTTCTTCTTGTTGTTTAACTAAAGCAAGGTCAAATTTCTCTTGGTCTGTCTTAGCATTTAAGTCTCTTAATTTATTAGAATACTCATTAGTTATATTTTGTATATTCTCTTGTTTCTTCTTTTCTAAATCTTCTTCTTTTCTATCATAAAGTGCTTTAAGTGCAAGTTTCTCTTCATTAGTTGCTTTAAGGTTATTTAATTGTGCTTCCTTTCTACTTCTTTCTAATTTAAGTTTCTCTTCATCAGTCTTAACATCTAAATCTTGAAGTTGTTTAGTATAGTCTTCATTTAACTTCTTAATATCATCTTGTCTCTTCTTCTCTGTCTCTTTTTCCTTTTCAATTCTTGCAGTTCTCTTCTCAGCTGCTTTATCTGCAATTTCTTTTGATTTTTGTTCTCTATCTCTTTCTTGTTCTAATACAGCAACTTTACCATCTTCAACAACTTTCTTAATTTCTTTTTGTCTTTCATTCCATCTCTTAATCTCATCAGCTGTTGCTTCACCACTTTTTATTCTTGCTTTCTCAGCATCATTAAGTGCCAATAGTGTTTGTAGTATTGCCTTTCTTTTTGCTGCTTCTAATTCAACAGTATCTTTACCAGCAGCAGCTGCAAGTCTAATCTCACTATTATATTTCTCTTCAATCTTAACTCTATCTTTATCTAAAGCTTTTATTCTTTCTTCTGCATTTTTCTTAGCCTTTTTGGTAGCATCATCATCAATAACACCCATCTCTTCTAAAGCAGCAGTAATCAATCTAACAACACCTACAATAGGGAATAGAACAGACACTAATAACTTAGCTCCTTCACCCATACCTTTGAACTTATCAATACCCATCTGAACATATTTAACAACTGTGTCAAAATTAGCAACCAATGCACCTAATGCAATTACAATCAAACCTATACCAGTTCCTGCAAGAGCAAGTTTGAATAGTTTCATTGCACCAGTAGATGTTCCTACAACTGCTGAGTAAGCTACTTGTATTCCTGCTGCTATCTTACTTTCTTTTCCAAATAATGAACTTGCTTCAACAGCATCTTTAACCATCATAGCATAACCACCAGTTAAATCATTTAATAAACCCATTGCACCACCATTCTCTAATACTCCTTGTGTATTCTTTTTCTGTGATGATGTTAGATTGTCTGTGCTTTTATCAACTTTTTTAATGTTAGTATCTACTTGCTCTAATTCATTGTTGATTGTAGCAAGACTTGTTGATGCTTTGTCCTCAACATCAATTACAATAACCTTATTTATATCTGCCATTACTTCTCATTTTTTATTTTTCTTTTAACTTTGTTAAATAGGTTCTTCAAGGTAAATAATTCATACTCACCTTTTGCCATTTCAACTAATTCATTTACTTTATAGAACTCATTGATTTGAACTAACTTTATTGTTTCTGCTATCATTGTTTTCTGCTACTTATTTTTTCTAATCTTTCTCTTTCAAGTTCTTGTTTTCTTATATAGAAGTTTATAAACATAAGAAACTCACTTGCTGGTTTTTTTAATACTTCATCTATATTTAAGAAGATTTCATTTGCTGCTGTGTAAATCATACTATACCATCCAAACTCTTGTTGGAAGTGTGCTTCTGAACTAAACTCAAAACCTCCTCCTTCTGTTTCTGTGACATTGTCTTTATAGAGGTATCTATATGACTTAACAAAGTCTTTCCTAAATGATAAAAAAAAACCATTGCACCTAAATATACTTCAAGTGGTGCTTTTTTCAACTTGTCATTTGTTCCTTTATATTCTTCTATTGAATAATAATCTTTCTTCCAGAACTTCAAACTTCTTTTTATAGGTCTGTATAGAATACTAACTAATCTATCAGCAAACTCTGCTGAAGACTGATAGTTCTCAATGTCAATCCATTCACCTGCTGTAATAGTATCAAGATTAGGTATAAAACCATATTTAACACCATCTAATTCAAACCTTTGAATAAAATTTGGTTTTTGTGTTAGTATATCATTTATGTTTAATAAGGTCTCATCTAATTCAGTTATATTTAACTTCTCTAATTTGAAATGTTTAATAAACTCTTCTCTAACTCTATTATCATTATCTTTGAAAGTATCTACTATCTTAATAATTTTAATATAATCTTCAATTGTTAAATCTCTTAATGTTGTATATGTCATATTGTTTTTTATTTTTATGTTACTATTCTATTATCTGTAACTAAATCAAAATCAACAACACCAGTATTTAGATTACTATTCATATTATTGATTAAATATCTTTTATCTCTTATGATAATTCTATCATTTAATTTTATATCAGCAAGAACTGTTGTTGGTAAAATCATTTTAACCTTAAATAATCTTGTCTTTATATCATAAATGTTATTGATATAGTTTGAGTAATTATCTTCATATAAACTTGCTTCTATATTAGATAAATACCAAGATGATATTTCATTACCCCAGTTTAATGAGTGAACTTGTGATATATCTGATGATGTATTACCAAGTAAATTGTATTCATTACTAAATCTAATATATTTAGATGATTGTGTTATTCCTGCTCCATTAGGTGATAATGAAATCTTTAATGTATTAGTTGTTCCTGTTACTAATGTTTCTTGACCATTGTAATACATAAGTATAGGCTTAGGTATATATGGTTTGAAGTCTTTATCCCACATAGTTGCAGACATAAAATTATATGATTGAGTTGCAGTTGCTGCTCTTTCCCATATTACATCTTCAAATCCTGCTTTAACTTCATATGTTTGACTATCATTTGTATATTGGTCTTCAAAAGATAGATTACCATATTTGTAACCTCTAACTTGTGCAGTTGTTGTATCAAATGCATTATTTAATACATTCTTACTATCTTCATATGTAAAGTTTATCTTCTTATATAATTTACTTCTATCTAATGTTAAACTATCTGTTATAACATATTTTGTCAAGTCTTTAATTACTCCTGTTGTGT